TGGTCTTGTCCTGGGAACGCTTTGAACGGTTTTCCAGACATTGCCATAATGTTCTCCATAGCAGGGTCCATAGCTTGTGGTTTTTTCGGTGGTGGTAAAATAACATTTACATTTTTTATACCTAACGCTTCGTACATACCTCTATACGCTTCATACAGGTTGTGCATTTTTGGATTTGACATTGCTAACTGCAATGCACTTTGTGCAACTGTAATTCTTTGTGTCTGTGAGAAGATGTTTGGATCAGCTACAGGAATAATATCTATTCTTTCATTAAAGTCTGCTTGCTTAACTTCTTTTTTAGCACCAATAATATCGTATGGATAAACAGGTGGTAAGTAAGTTGCAAAAGCATCAGCCATTAACATAAACTCACATTTCATAGATGCGTATAATCTTTTGTGTATTGCAGACATAACCCTTGATCCACGCTCCAATAATGCAACTGTAGTTCCAACAGCTGCACTCTGGTTTCCATCACCCACTTGCATATCAGCTATGCTCGCAAAACGTTGCCCAGATTGAACCACAAAATCCATAAGCTGTAGCAACGTTGCGTTAGGGCCTTTGAACGGTAAAGGCATAAATGCATCACTTAAGTTTCCACCAGGTGCATCGACGTCACGGAACTCTCCCGGCTGCAACGGTTGAGCTTCATCACGTACTCTAATGCCTCGCATCTTAAATCCGGCTGGTAAATTAGACAAGGTGCCGGCGTCTAGTAATTGTCTAAGTGCTGCAGTTGCAGTTCTAGACAATCCGCCGATCATGTGAATTAAGCCGAACCCATAAAATCCGAGTCCTGGTAAAAATTTAAAGTGTACAAAATATTCTTTTCTTTTTTTATTTGGATCTTGCATGTCATAGTTTCTTCTGACAGCTAAAACTTTTCCTGAGCCTTCATCAATAGAAACTATGTATGGAATCTTTAACCCAGTTGGTTCTTGCATCTCATCTAGCTCTTCAAACCCAGGTAAATCTAAAAGTGTGTGGAATTCTAAAACATTATAAATTTCATCGCTGTGTGGATCTACACCACCTAGCTCATCTTTTTTGTCTGTTATTTCACTAGCGTTAGCATCTTCTTCAACAGCAACATCAGCATAAAAACCAGACAATTGTTGTTTTAATAAATCATTGCCTTTCATTTTTATTTTGTGAATTATTGTTTCTGTATCATCTAAACTTGTTGCAGTGTATGGAACGTATAAATCTTCTGCTGGTACAAATTTAGATACACAACGACCTAGTAACTGATCGTAGTAAACTTTTTTAAATGTAGAACCGGATAGTGGTAAGTTAAATAACATTTGATCAAACTCTGGTTCGTATTCTTTCATCTCAACCATAATTTGATAATTCATAAAATCTTTTACACGATCAGCTTGTTGTTCTCTTTCTGGTGTAACCGCACCAACAATCTGTGCTCTTACGGGTCCGTCTGCAGGAAGCAATTCTTTATAAGCGAGCGCCTGGAATTGTGTTACAGCTTCTGCAAGCACCGGGTGTGTTGCGCCACTTGCACCTCTAAATGGTTCTGCTCTGTCCTCATATTTAAAACCAAGAAGGTCCATACCTTTTGTGTATGTGTTTTCCCAATCTTGTCTTGACGCTTTACAGTCTTCGTAAACTTCTAATAAATCACTAGCTAATGCTTCAGTGTCATCTGGATCCATTAAATTAATTAAATTTTCATTGTGACCTTGTGGTCCTAGTGTTGCATTTAATGCTTGTGGATCAAAATCAATCGTTGCACCACCATCTTCGTCTTGTGTGATTTCAACAGGTGGTTTTGTATTCGCTTGTTGTTGCAACATTTCTGTTGCAGCTTGCGCGCCTGCTTGTGGTCCTTTTATTTGAAATGAACGTCTTGGTCTTGGAACATTCAATGTTTTTTTATCAATTACCATAACTTACTCTCTCCTTAAATTTAGATGCTATGCCGCCTTGCGCCATCCCTACTCTACCACCTTTAGCCATATCATCTACTATAGTCGGGTTTGTGAATTTTTCTATAAAGTCGTCAATTCCTTTGTCTGCTTCTTTTACTGTTAGTTTTCTACCACCTGTTGCAAATTTTTCCCAGTTAGAAACATCTCCTTTTAGATCATCATAATCAACACCAACATTTTCAAAATCTTGATACTCTCCTTTTGAAAACTCACCTGCTTCAAACGTTGGTTTGTTTGTTACTGAGCCTCGCTTCATTTCGCCTGTTATAGGATCTTTTTTACTTACAATTTGTGTTTCTCCTGGCGAATATTCCATAGAAACTTGTTGGTAATCATTACCCCTACCACTTACTGTAATTCTACCTGTGCCCATGTCTTCATACAATGTGTAACCATCTAATTCGTATACTTTTTCAAGATCACCCCCACCGGTATATTCTGCATAGCCTGGTTCTCTTTTAACTTTGCCTTTAGTTCTAATTCTATTAACTAATAACGGAAACCACTCTGGCATTCCTGGAACTTTTTGTACTGCTTGTGTTACAGCACCCACTGGTGCTTTCGATGCTATTTTTCCAAATGGCAACATTAAACTTGCAGCACCTGCTCCTAGTAATCCTAAAAATCCACGTCGACCCATTTTTGGTCCGCCGCCATCTTTTAAACCAATACGACCACCGTCTTTTTTACCATACATCTCGTTCATCTTTATTCTATACATCAGGTCAGACATGTATTCTTCGTTGTCAGCAGGTCTAGTGTTTTGTCTTCTTCTCTTTTTTGGAGCAGGTATGAATTGTTTCGTTTCAGGATCATAAACTAATTCACCTGATTCTATTTTTGCCATGTACTCAGCTATTCTATTTTCATTATCTGCTGGTCTTGTTATGATATCTTCTGGTGCAACAAAGTCACCATCTGCAAAACCAATACGACCGCCTTTTGCATTTAGTGTTCTTTTTGTTTCAAAAGGTGATACATAAACTCCTGACTTTATAGCGTCTTCTTTTGCTTGTGGTATTTTGTCGAACTTTTCTTTTATTTCTGCAAGCGCTTTTTGTGCTTCCTTACGAGAACTGTATTGACCCATTTCAGCTTTTTGCACAACTTCATTCATTAACTGATCTGCTAAAGCTTGATCAGCTGATGCTTGTGCATTTATAGATTCAAGTGATTTGCCCATGTCTGCTGTTGATAACCCTCTTGCACTGCCTATCTCTTTTTGGAAAAGGTCAAAAAGTTTTTGTGATTCATCCGCAAACTGTTTAACACCGGTTGAGTCCTGTGTCGTAGGTGGAGAAAGAAAAATATCTTTATTAAGACTGCTTGTATCTATGCCCATATCTTCAAGCATTTTTATAGCAGCAAGTGATTCTTCAGCTCTTAAAGCAACTTCTTTGTTTGTTTTTGCTGCTGCCTCTAAAAGTTTACTTTGTTCTTCATCTAGTGTTTTCATTAAAAGTGACTCAATCCGATTGTTAGCACTAGCTGTGCTTTCTGATATTCCCATCTCTTTTAGTTCTTCAAAAAACTCATCAATAAAGTCTTCCATGTCTCTTGTGTTGTACATCAGCTTATTATCAAGAAAAGCATTTATCCTTGCAGTATCATCAATCGACATTAGTTTTGGACTACCTGCTTCATAACCTTGGTTGGCTATATTAACGATCGCTTGTTTAATCTGTTCTTCTGTTCTTATAAACGGTGAGCTTAGTTTTACTCTTTCAATAAAGTTTTCAACCGTAGGTCTGCTCCCTGTGCTTGTACCTTTTGGAGTCTCACCTACTGGTTTAGCTCTTGCTAATCGTTCCGCTTCTAATTGTTCTGGAGTTATGCCACGTTGTTGAATAACATATTCATCAAAAGACATTATTTCTGAGTCAACACTATCCATGTATTGTTCTCTTAGCGCATCATCTGAAAAGCTGCCTACACCCGTTCGCTTTTGTGTGTCTGTAAAAGACTCTGGGTTGTAGCTGTATTCTTTAACTACCGGAGTACCTTCTTCGTCTATTATTTCGCCTTGTTTTTTAAACTGACCAGGTTGTGTTGTTTCATCATACTTTGACAAAATATCTTTAACTGTTCCAGTTTCTTTAGTGGTTGTTGCCGGCACATCAGCTTTCTTTCCAAAACCGAATAGATCTCTTAGATAATCTAGACCTGTTTTACCCTTCTTAAACATTAATAATACGTCCTTTGCTGTTGTGGTAACTCTTCATCCTCGTAATCTTCTGGATGTTCTATAAAGCCACCTTGCCTAAATCTCATTACTGCTTGAGTCATGCTATCCACTAAGTCATCGTGTTCGCCTAGTGGGAATGCAGCGCACTCCTCAATCATCTCTTCAGTAAACTTACGGTCCGGATAATAAATCATGCCTGACTCAAATAACGGAGCAACTGAGTTTACTCTAGTATGTTTATCATTTCCCTTGCTTGGTGTAAAGTTAATAACCGGTATGCCCAATTTACGCATTTCGTAGGTTAATGGCAGTCCTGACGCTTTTGCTTCCACGATCACCGTTTCTGGCTTCCAGTAGTCGTATTGCTCTTTTGCTATTCGTCTTAGCTCTGGAAACTCGTATCTATCTTTAACTACGTCAAGAAGAATAAGCCTCGGTCCATCGTCCTCGCTTGGTCTAAATACGCCCCATGT